GAAGATTTCAGGTCAAACTGCACCCCCCCTTGCCAGAGGGCGACTTTCTATATTACCACTATCCTATTCCTTGGATCAAGCACCGTGTTTCTAACGCACGGGGGGAGTCTGGTTCCCGATACCATCAATCTTTATCTTGGATTGATACAATGTACATCTAACGTGTGCCAACGGAGATCCTCTACCAATCCCAGCGTCTGATGTATAAAGCCCATCAGATGGCCATTCCAGTCACGGAGTGCCTATCGCGTTGCGCGGGGCATAGCCTGCGAGTTTCCCACCCTCGTATCTTGTTAGATAGCTACGCAGCAATTAACCAGGGTGTGGTGCATTGATTTCCACAATTTTAGGTTGCCCATCACACAACACTGTTGTGTGACCCTTAGTACCGACTAAGGTGCAGTAGTTTTAACGTCTTCGGACGAACGTAACCTAAGCAGTTACGGTATCATCAACTCCTAGAACAGTGATATCACAAAAGGTTGTTGGTACAACACCACCAGCAGTTAATGTGATGGTGATGAGCCCTGGGTTGACCAAGGTGCATAAAATGTACCCAAGTACAGAAGCACTTGTTGCAAGGGTTACACCTGTTTGTGGACAGTTAAAATTACCTGTCGAATCATTGTTAAGATATTGTTTGAAGGAAGCACCTGTCAAAGATACACCTGGAGCGGTGTATGTGACGGCGGCACCAGTCCATAGGATCTGGTAAAAATAAATATTACCTGGTTCACCTACAAACGATATAGTTGTTGAAGTTACTGTAGCAGCGATACTACCAGTATTTGAAATTTGTACCAATCCTAGAGGATTGGCACCACTGATGGAGGACCTTCCGATTTTACCGGATGGGATGTTTCCACCAATGGTGTTCGGTACTGATGGTTTGAAGAATTCTACGCAATAAGTTACCCAGAGTTCACCCAAGTCCTGGACTGGGTTGGCCTGAGTGGCGAATTGGAAATTTCCTAAATCATAAAGTCGCAAGTCCTGTCCTACAGGTACATTGCCAGTACGAATATATTTCTGGGAGTTGATAGTTTGGTTGGTGGCACATTCTACACCATGCATTAAAGAGATGGTCGGTTTGACCGAGACAGCGTACTCGCTGTTCTCCATCTCTTGTTTTGTGGCATAAGCCGGGACATCTGCATTGTAGTTTGTAGCCATTACCACGACTCCTGGAGCGCCACTGGTAACAAAGTCAGTAATTAATGGGCGGAATTCAAAAACCAAGCCATGGAACTTGTATTCTTGGTAATTCTGCGCGATGGTACTTAACCATGGAAAAGTTGAGCTAATTCCAGGATTGAGTGCATAGATTGAATTGTTAAATCCAACAGTGCCATTAATATCACCGAGATACTCTCGGTGACAGACAATGTTGGTGGCGTTAGTTGAGGAGAACTTAGGGATTTGGGCGGAATTTGTTAGTACATTATATGATGGATCAGATCCAATCATTTTGTAATCACCAGATCCAAAAATGGAACCAATTCCAGAGCCTAAAAATCTCCCAATGTTACCTCCGATGGTCATATTTCCAAAGAGGCCTCCTAACATGGAGCCTGCTGCAGCACCTGCGTCACCGAATGGTGTCTTGCGGCGACGTGGTTGCTTTTGCTTAGGTTTTTGTTGTTGTGGTCGTTTAACCGGTTTCTTGTTTGTGTTCTTTCGCATAGTATTGGGTGCCGTATGCGACCGGGACTGTACATCAGATGTTAACCGTTGGGGCCGCCGTGCAGTCTCTTGGCATTTTGTTTAGCACTAAAGTAATAGTTTTGGGGCATTATAACATCTGACCCAATAACCGATTGTGGTTGGTATGGACCGTCTACGGGAGAAACACTCCCTGGGGTGTAGTTTTGACGTCTTCGGACGAATCTGGCATTAAGCCGTATGGGTTCTACCGTACAGTGGTAGATGGGCGAATCTATGTGATTCTTGCCCTACACCTATGACATACTTGTCGTAGTATGTCTCGAGACATATTTGTTCCTCTGGTAGTATACCAAAAGCTTTCCAAAAAGATAATCGCGTATCTGATGTTATATTCTCATCAGCTAGGGACATACCCTTTGAGAGTCGGAAAAAACCACCTTCCAAGGTCGGATCGGTGAGTGCCTTTCTACCTTTTGCCTCCCGGATGAACATCTTATAAAAAGATTGGTACACCGGAATGCCTTTGGTTAACGAAAGACCCCCCTTTCCGACTGCCTGTAGCCATTTCATTTTAACTTCCTCATTATCGAGTGGTTTCAATGAAACACAATCTTTGGCTATGGCAACCCTTGGGTCACGGACGAACATGTATGTGCCGTCATTGGTCATCACTGGCTGTGACTGGCAGAATGATATCTCCTCAAACACCTTAACTGGTGCATCAAGTTGGACATCAAATCCCGCTTCAGCCATATGTGACTTAATGTTAGTCATTGTCTCTAGACAGTTTTCCATGTTTACAATCACTATAACGTCATCACCATCGTTGAAAAACTCAATCTGGTAATTAACGGACTCTTTAAATCCATATAGTAATGCACACATGATGATGACATTCCCGCTAGATGTATTACTGTCGCCTGAACAGCGATTACCGAATGACTCGTATTTAACGAAACCATCCGGAC